ATGGTATATATTGGGGTAGTTATTACGGGGTGAGTTTATGAGTTGGGAAGAGGTAGTAAAGAAGCCGTTTATTTATGGTGAGGATTTTGTACCAAGTGAAGAAATGAGTAAATTTTTAATGGAATTGGCGGATATTATTGGGAAGCATCTTAGGTCAAAAGATGAGGAAGTTAAGGATTTAGCAAATAGATTAGAGGACTTCCTACAAGTTGGTGGGCCATCAGGTCGAAATCTTGGTCTGAAGGATAGATTGAAAAGAATTTCAGGAAAGAAATCAAAGTTAGATGAATTTCATCAAGAAAGAGATAGGTGATTGAAATGAGTTGGCAAGATATAGTGAAAGGAGAAACAATTGGGAAGGAATTAGAAACCTTAATTGGTGAAGAAGGCGACGAAGATACAATTATTAAAATGATAAATAAAAAATTTAATGTTGAGGCTAAACTTATTTCTTCTTCTTCTTCTCAGCCTGTTTTTGGTTTTAACCTTCCAATTTTTGTTAGGTGTGAAATGGGAACTAAAGATAGGCCATCTACTACTTCAGAATTTACTGTCAAGAATGTGGGAATAAATAAAACACAGATTAGATAAAATTTAGGTGATGAAAAATGAGTTGGCAAGATATAATTAAAAATGAAGAAGTGTCAAAAGGATTAAAGTCAATTAAAAGTATTATCGAATACTTACAAGATGCAAGCGAACAGGAAAACTATTCTGCTGAGTTGTTGAGAACAGTTGCTAGAAAGGCTGCAAAGGCATTGGGGGATTTAGAATGAGTTGGCAAGATATAATTAAAGTGGAAACATCTAGTAGAGGATTTTTAAGAGAAAATCTTCCCGAATGGAGAGAAAGATTGAAAGAAGATTTGGAACATTTAAAACTTATGTTATCAAATTTAAAAACATTAGAATCTTCTTTATTGCCTTTTACAAAAGGTATGGTTGGGCATCTTCCTCAAATGGAAGAAAAGATGATAGATATGATGGATTATATTAAAAAATATATGCCACACTATAAACAATTAATAGATGAAAAAGAAGAAAGTATAAAAAATATAGGTGAATAATATGACAGAAGAAAATAATGAAATGATGGACTTACTAAAAGAATTAGTAGGAAGAAATTTAGGTATGGCAGACATTGCCGGTGATAAACCTTCTGAGGAACATGAGTGGTCCCCGATAAGTGAAGATTGGCATATCCTAAAAAAAAGGTGATGGAAAATGAGTGAAGAAATGGTAGAATTATTAAAGGAATTAGTAGATAGGATAAAGACATTAGAATCAACAGTTTATGATTCAGATAACATATTAATGAAATCTGGATTTGTTAAAGTTGACGGGCCAACCCCGAAAGTTGCGGCTCCAAGTGTTGACGGATTACCGGACAACGAAACAATCGCAAAAATGAGTTGGGATGATATAAATAATTTAGTAAGTAAAATGGAAGGTGGTGTACAATGACATTTAGACCAGTAAAGAAAAAAGTAGTAGATGTAAGAAACCCTTGGCATATTGTCGAGAAAAAAGAAGAACCTAAAGCAAAAGACTATGATGATTTGAGTAGTAGTGAAGAAGAAAGTCCATTAGCAGTAGATGTTAGTGAAGAAGTTCCTAAAACAATTGCAGAAGGGATTAGAAGTAGAACAGACCATATAGCAAATGATGACCCTGCTGCGGGAGAAACCGTAGAGGCTGAAAAACCTAAAGTTCACAGTGAAGAAGCCAATATTAAAAGAAGAGGTAATCAAAGTAGAACTGCTCCTATGGATGGTAAGACTTATCCTGATATGGAAGAAATAGGTGTTGAGATTGACACATCAGTTAAGAAAGAAATTACTATTGAAAGCCTACAAGCACAAATTGATGATTTGTTTAAAGATGCAGATGTTGAATTAACAGTTGTAGATGCATCAGATGTTAAAAAAAAAGACTATGATGCTGACCTCAAATTCAAAGTAGTTATGACTGGCACTATTAGAATGGATTCTGATGAATGGAATGAAAATGTAGCACTTCTTAATGAAGGGCAAACAGTTGTAGGGGATAAGTATGAATCTTATGACGTTGAAGACCGCTTAAATGATTTAGGAGATGAAGCATTAAAAGAAGTAGAAGAATATTTATCAGATGAAGTTGCAGGTTCTCTTGATGGTTTTGAACATGCAATAGATATAGAATTAGACTCTGTTGAATATGAATGAGGTGCAGTAAATGCCTCAAGCCGGATTAATAGAAAAAGAACCTGATGTTTCTAGACAAGTAACATCATTGTTTGAAAAAACTAGAGCGGCATATCTATCTGCTAGAGATAATCCTAAAGCATATAGTAATAAATGGATAGATATAATTTCACAAATTAGAAACAAGTACGATGATGAAGGGGATTTAGCAAATACTATTGTTGACAATATTAGAGAAAAGGATTTATTTTCTGATGAAATTAAAAATCCTGAATCTAAATTAGCACAAGAATTATACTTAAAAATAAAAGAAATGAGATACGGTAAAATTGGCCGTGACCCATTTGTAAAAGAATTTGGTGATAATGTATTAGAGGCACTTATGGAAAATAAGGATGTATTTGCTAAATTTATTCATTGGGCTATGCGCTCAGATAAAGAAATTATAACTGGTTGGAAAAGATTTGATGTTGAAGAAGATACTATTACAGCAGGTTACACTGGTTTAGATATGCTAGAAAAAGATATTACAACTTTTATTATTGAACATTATGGTGATGATAAAGATTCTTCTCGCATAGATGGTAAATATAAAGCCGCTAAAAATATGTTAAAAGAAGTTTTTTTAATGAGTCAAGATGAAGAAGAATGGAATAGTTTAGTAGACTTAGATATTCAAAAAAGTCAAAAAAAAAGCGCAAATTTTCTAGTCCCGAATAAACCAATGTATCGTATTTTTGAATTAGACGATATAGAAGAATTAAGAGGTTTTACAGGAGATTGGTTAGTTCAAGAAAAATATGATGGTATGAGAATACAAATTCATAAAATAGATAATAAAATTAAAATTTACTCTTATAATGAAATAGATATTACTGATAAATGTAAAGATATATTAGAGCAATTAAAGAAAAAGCATTTTGGAGATTGCATATTAGATGCTGAACTATTGTTGTTTGAAGGTGAAACCCCATTGCATAGAGCAGAAGTTGTTGCTAGAATTTTTAAAGATAAAAAAGCAGATACTACTTTGAAAGCACATGTCTTTGATATCATGCGCCATGAAGAAAGGGATTTGATAGAAGAACCATTAAGCGAAAGAATCGCAATCTTATTCCAAAATTATTCAATGCATTCACATGAATTATTAGCATTCCCTTCTAAGAAAGATACTAGAATTGCAGATTCTTTAGAAGATGTTGGTAAGTATGCAAAAGATATAATGAAGATACCTACTTCTGAGGGAGTAGTAATTAAAGATATGACTTCAACTTATTTTAGAGGAACTAAGAAAAATCCAAAATGGATTAAATGGAAGAAGTTTGTAGATTTAGATTTAGTAGTCTTGGATAAAAAATCTACTAAGTCTAATTTATTTTCATACACTTTAGGTGCAGGGCCAGTTGACAAAGGTGTTGAGATAGATGGTAGATTCTATATGGATGTTGGTAAAGCCCTCAATACAAAAATAGATGTTGATGTTGGTTCTATTGTTAGGGTTAAAGTGGATGAAGTGAAAAGAAAAGGAGATTCGTATAGGTTATTTTCTGCTAAAGTAATTGAAATACCCGAAGTTGAACAACCTGATAAAGTAATCACTTTAGATATTTTAGCAGATAATACTAAAAAATCAGTTAGTTACAAAGCCAAAGCATTAGAAAAATCTATTGTAATTACAGACACTATTCATGGGGATGCAACTATAATTGCTAAATCGGACTTTGACGGATATACTATCTTCGGTTTTGAAGAAAATAATCTTATGGCTAAAAACGCCTTACTTGACATAGATATTTGGAAAACACAATTTGAAGAATTGATGAAAGAAAGAAAAGGTAAGTTAAGAGTTGCAATTAAAAACCATTTATTAGATGAAGGTAGAAAACATATTAATGAGATTCATGAGCATTTGTTAAAACATTTTGATTCTTTATATGATGAAGTTTTTGATAAAGATAAATTAAAGTTGGCTAATTATTTGAAAACTCAAGCAGATGATATGAAGCATGTTGGTAATTATAAATTTGAAGCAGATGCAAATGTTTTAGAAAAATATGAAACCCCTGAAGAATATAGGAAAGGTGAATATAAAATATATTCTAGAGATGATGGTAATTTACAATTTTTAATTCAAGTTGGAGATAAAACATTACCTTGGACAATTAAAATTCAAAACATGGATGATGTCTTTAATTTATTTGGAAAATCTACAAAGTTCCCTGCAATGGTGGCAGAAAATGTTTCTAAAGAAAAATTAATTGATGAAGGTATTGTAAAATTAGGTGTACAAAGACATGGTTATCATGAATATATATTAGATGGTGATAAATTTAAAACAAAATTACATTTTAGAGTAGTGCCTTTAGAAGATGAACCTCGTTGGATTGCTTTTACTAGTATAGAAGATGACCCTGTTGACCCTAAAAGTGATGAAGGTATATGGAACATTACCCAAGATAAGAATAATAAATTAAACTTTTTAGGGTTAGATTAGGTACTCCTTTATATAACAAAAGGAAAAATTTGCGTCGTGTCTAAAATAGCGAAGATGGAAGGTGAGGACTTTAAGATAGTTAAATCAGATGATTTGATAATAGCAGGATATGCTTCTATTGAAATAGTAGACAAACAAAATGATTTAATTACACTAAAAGCACTTAATGAAGCAGCCGGACAATTCATGAGAGAAACAAAATATAGAAATGTAATGACAAACCATTCAAATGTTCAAGTAGGAGAAGTAATAAAAAATTATAGAGACAGTACTGGAAGATTATGGAAAACAGAAGTAGATGATGTAGGATTTTTTGTAGTAATAAAACTTAGAGAAGATATAGAAAAAGCAAGGGAGGTTTCTAGAGATATAAGAAAAGGCACATTACGCTCTTTTAGTATCGGTGGACAGGCTCTTGAAAAGAAACAAAGACAAAATGAGGAATTAGGAGAATACAACGAAATTAGTAAATTAGAACTCCATGAAGTAACAATATGTGAAAAAGGAATAAACCCTGAAGCAAAATTTGATATATTAAAAATGGAAAAGGTGAATAAAATGAGTGAAATAGAAAAAGCACTGGATGAATTAAATACTCTTGTAAAAGAAGTTAAGGATTCCGTAAAAAAGAGCGAGTATTTAGATACAGAGCCGGAAGACATGGAAATGGCACAAGCAGATGATGACATGGAAATGGCACATGCAAATGATGACATGGAAATGGCTGACGATTCTGAATTAAAATATGATGATAATGATGGACTAGCAGCACACATGGCGGGGGAAGTAGTTTCTCCGGGTGAAAGTAAACATCCTGCAATACCTAAAGTTGGAAACCCTGATGAAGAAGGTGGGGAAGTTCCTATGGTAAAAGGTATGGATGCACCAACTTTGAACCTAAGCCATGAAAATCTTGAGAAGGCTTATGCGGAATTCCGCAATGAGCAACTTGAGAAACTTGCTTATGAAAACTTACAAAAGGAATTTTCACAAAGATTCCAAAATGAAGTTGCAGTTAAAGAAGCAGAAATAGTGAAGCAAAGTTACGATGCTAAAGCAGAAGTTGATGGCCTTAAAGCACAATTCAATGATTTGCTAAAAGCATTAAAAGATGAAAAGGAAAACGTAATTGTAAAACAAAAAGAACAAGTTGACGCAATGAACATTCCTAGTTACGATGATATTTCCAAGATGGAATGGCATGAAGTACATGCTATCGTTCAACGATTGGAGAACACAATATAAGGTGATGAAAAATGGCAAAATACATTAATACAATAAAAGATTTGGAAGCCGCAACCTATGGGTTTGGTGGACAATACAGCAGCAATAATCAAATCTTGAAAGGTGCAGGTATAGTAGCAGGTTTAGCAAGTGGACACGATGGTTCTCTTTCTTCACTAGGTAGTGGAACAGCATCCGCTAACTTAAGCGCACTTTACAACAAGGTTTACGGACAAAAAGTTTGGTCAATGCTTAACCAAGAGATTAATCCTCTAAGCATTCTACCTAAAAGACCCTACACAAGTAGCGGTTGGAGAGTAATGACTAAAAGACCGGCAGGTGGCGGAAATGCTAAACTAACAGTTGCAGATACAGCATATTCTGCGGGTTCAGCATTAGATGCACCTCACGCAGATGAAATTGGTGGAGTAGCAGAAAACGCTGCTTTTAACACTACAGGTTTCAAAGCACTATCTCCTGAATACACAACATTATTCATGAGTCCTAAAACAATCGCACATTATTTCGACTACAGTGAAGTAGCGGCTGAAATGGCAAAGATTGATGACGGTGTTGGCGACCTACGTGCTTTGATTAGAGAAGACATGGGTAAATTCCATGCTGAGGTACAATCAAAGATGCTAGTTATGCCAATGGAATACTACGACTTAGATGCAGCAACAGCAATTCTTGAAGATGCTTCTTCTGCTCTTAGTGGTAGTGGTGGTACACAAGTTTATGCAGATATGGAAAACAACTTAACTTCATTAATGAAGATTGTATCAACATCTGCTGAAATTCATGAGATGACAGCACAAAACATCATAGCATCAGCAAATGGTGGAGCAGCATCTCTTGATATTGCTCAACTATATGGTAACACTGACAGAAGAGCAAGTACAGCAGTCGGTTCAAGTGTAGGTTTCATGGATGCACACGTTAACTTCGGTGACGGATATGCAGCCGCTGAGCAAAGAACATTGACTCTTAGTATATTGAACAATGTAATTCAAAACCTAAGAAGCAATGGTGGTACACCAAAAGTAATTCTAACAGGATACGACACTATCCAAGCAATTGCTGACTTACTACAAAGCCAAGAAAGATTCCTAGAGGCTAAGGAAATTATTCCTACCCACAATGGAGTTAAAGGTGTAAGTGGCCGTGAAGCAGGATTTAGAGTAGCAACATACTACGATATTCCTCTTATCCCTGCAAAGGATATGAGATTCACAGCAAACCACGCAACAACAACTGGACTTAGTGATTTACTATTCCTAGATACTGACCACCTATGGTTATCAGTGTTAAAACCTACTCAATACTTTGAAGCAGGTATTACACATGGCGACCCATTCGGTGTAGGTGTACTTGGAAACAGAGGTTTGTTCAGAACAATGTCAGAAGTAGGATGTTCGTTCTTCAAAGGTCAAGGTAAAATCACCAACGTAAAATGAGGTGATTTAATTGGCTTTAGCGTATACAGTAACACTACTGGCAGACCACAATGGTATAACTAACCCAAAAGTTATGGGTAATGAGTACTTTGTTGATGCAGTAATAGATGTAACTTCCCATGTGGCAGCAGGGGCTGTAATCCCTGCTAGCCAATTTGGGTTAGAAACAATTACTGCTGCTTGCATAACAGGAACAGAAGGTGGAAACACTAGACTACCTTTTATCGAAGCAAGCGCAGCAGGGGCTTATGAGTCATCAAGTTCGATTGCTCTTATCTTTACAAGTTTAGACGGCACTAATGCAACAGTTGCAGATGATGGCGACCCTACTTGTGCAGTAAGAGTAAGAGTTTGGGGCCTAATATAAGGTGATACCTTTGGCAGTAATAACTAACAAAAGTGAAAAGAGGGTTAGGGGAGGCCATTTCGGTACTCTCCTACCCTCCGAAACAACGGAATTACCTGCCTCTTTAGCAGTACACTACTTAGGTTGGCATCAATTAGATGTTGATTTTAAAGGTGAAGATTTAACAAAAAGTGTTGATGAACTCTTATTGTTAACTTTAAAAAGAACTTTAAAATTAGATGCAAATTTAGATGCAAAGGGTGTGGCACAATTGCTAAGCCCTGTAAAAAAGACACTTTTAGACAAAGTAAAAGATAATACTTTGGATAAAGTTAAACCTAAATCTAAAGTGACTAAAGAACAACCTCCGGCTGTTGAAGAAGTAGTTGAAGAAACTACTAAAGAGATAGTTGAAGAGTGAAACCGTTATAATCGGGTTATCTCTTCGCCTTAACATAGGGAACGGTGAAAACATGGTACAAGGATGTAGAACAAGTGGAAATCAAACAGCATCTGCTTTGATATTTAGTGGGCAATGTAAACTAGTAAGTATACATGCAACTAATATTCATGCAGATGCAGCAGCATCACTTATATTGTACGATAATACTGCGGCTTCGGGCACAGTAGTAGCGACAATGAGTATAAACCCCGGTTTATGCATGGAATTTGACATGCACGGTGTAAAATGTGAAAATGGATTGTATTTAACACTTGCAAATGGTACACCTCATGTAACCGTCGAATATGCTTAAGGGGAAGAGATAATGCCGGCATTAGAAAAAGATACGAAATTAGTAATGACAATATTGTTCGTAGGAACAGTAAGTGGAGCAAATGTGTACTTCTACTCCAATTATGGAGCAGATTTACCGTGGACTCATTTATCACATGCTGTTCTTTTCGGATTAATAACTGTTGGAGCCATTATGGGATTGAAGGCTTTCTTCGATTTAGTAATGAACGAGAGAATGGAATTATGGTTTTTAGACCGTAAAATAAAGTTATATTGGGAACGTAAGGCTAGAGAGAATCAGCAAAGACAACGCTTGAGAGAAACTATGGTGCAATACAATATACCAGTACAATCACCACAAGGTGACGAAATAGGTAATGAATTTTTAGCCGCTATTGAGAGATAGGGGGTATTAATTTGGTACTAGATTTCGGTCTAAATGAACAAACAGTTTATGATATGACAAGGGCACATTCTGCCGATGTTTTTTTTATTAAACTTAGGGCTTGGACTTGGGGTTTAATATGCTCCATTGGTTCATTACTAATTGGTAATATTTTAGGAGATTATGACATTAGTATACTGGGAGGATTATACAACTGGATAACGGGGTTGTTTTGAATGTCCTTAATGGCGGGGTTTGCAGTTATATGTGCAGATGCCGCAGTAGGTTTGTATAATCGTTTTCATGCTTTTCCTTTTGGTATTTATGGTGCGGCTAAAGTAGGTAAAACTACTATGCACCATCAATTAAGGACTAGAGGTGAAGTACCTGAAATAAAGAAAAGAACAGAAGGATTACAAAGGGCTTCAAGAAAAATGGTTAAAATAGATGGTGATGTCAGGACTTTAAAGGCGGCAGACGTAGGGGGGCAATCACAATATTGGCATGAGTGGGCTAAGGATTTAAAAAACCGTAAAGTTCAGTATGTTATTTTTATGATAGATGATAGGCATTTAGCCCAAACATACAACTTAGAACATATGTTAGCATGGCAATTTTTAGTTGATTTAATAGTAGATGATTATTGGAGGATGGGAAGAAAATCTAAAAAGAAAAAGCATTTTCCAAAAGCAGTAGGTATATGGGCAAATAAATATGATGAATGGGGTAAGAAATATGAATACAACGGACCTATCGAGAAACATCCAATTTTTGAACCGTTCAGGCATGGAATGCAGAGACTTAACGATAAGGGTATACCAACGTACAAATACATCGTTTCCGCTAAATCGGATTCAGAGATGGTATATAGAGGAATTATGACAATGATTAGTGATTATTAGGTGATAAAATGATGAACTTTAATTCAGGATTAATAGGAACGAACGTACAAGGGCCATTAGGTTCTACTTTAGATATGGCTAGAGCCCCCGGCCCAGTAATGGAATATCAATTTAAAAGTACTAAACCAAAAGCACAATTAAAAGAACTAAGGAAAGTTTTAATTCCAGAAAGAAAAAAATTTATTTTTAAATTAGGTAATAAATTCAATGTTAGACATAGGTGTATTGTATGTGGTGCTTCTCATCAATGGGAACCATCTGATGCATTAAGGCCGGGGATTGTACTATCTAAGGTAACAAAAGGTAGGCCAATGCAGGGTACATATTGTCCAAAACATGCGGGTATGTTTAAGCAATTTGAAATGTTGCAAGATGAGGTTTTAGCCAGTAAACATGGCTTAGAATTCAAAAAGTATATCCCTAGACCCAAAGTGCCAGTAATGCAGCGGGGGCCGATGACCAACCTAGCACAAAAAGATGTAGCGTCTTTAATAGGAGTAGGATGGACAATTGCACCACCACAAGCAACAACACAAAATGTAGAACAAAGGTATCTAACATTGATGACGGAAATAGAAGGAAAACTAAAAGAAATAAGTCAATTAGTAGGAGTGATAGAAAATGGTAAGAAGTAGTACATTAAATAACGCACTGGCAACACAACAACAAAGCCAGTTTAAAAATATAAATAATCTGTTAACTTTACAAGATAACCATGTTGAAGAATTTTTTCAATATCATGGTGCTGAATTTTTAACAGCATTAGAAAAATTACTGGAAGATGTAACTGAAAGAGTAGTTAGTAAAATGTTGTCTAAATTAGAATTTGTCTCAGGCCAAAATGGGCATATGACAATACAAGCAGATTGTTTAAGAGAGTATGAGAGAATTACAGAAGAAAATATTCAATTAGATATTCAAGCAATATTAATGTCTGCTATTAATGAAGAAGTTGTGGGACAAAGGAGAATGGCTAAACAACAATATTTAGAATCACAAGGATTTAGTCCACAGACTTCAGGAATGGGTGGTGCGCCACAACAAGGAGGCCCACAAGGAAATATCCAAGGGCAACCTATGGGCGGCCAAATGAATCAACAAATGTCTATGCAACAAAACGCTATGAATAATACATCAGGCTACCCAGTGCCACCGGCAGGTTATGATAATTACAATAACCCATATTGGATTGACCAAAATACTGGTCAAATGACATATAGCCCCCCTAGTAGTGGATTAGGTCTAGGTAAAATGGTTGCAAAAGGGGCGGCGTGGGCTAAATGGTTAGCATAGAGTATTACGACGGAAGCGAAATAGACTTTGAGGAAATTGATTTCCAAAAAGTACTAACTAAATACGTTTTTACTTGTTATGGTGAAACTTCGGGTGGATGTGAAAAAAGTGATAATATAGATGATTGGGTTGCAGAACTTGATGAACAATTTGATTCTAATGTGTGGGATGAAAAACAAGGTAAACAAAGATTACTGGATGCTTGGGATAAATTACAAAATACAACTATTTGGAGATTATTAAAGTTAGAAGAAACTAAGCAAAATGAAACTATCCAAAATTTATTTGAGAATGTTTTTGACAATCCTTTTGAAAAAAAGTCTTTGAAAAATAAAAAATTTAAAGAATTCTATAATACTAATTTCACTAGTGTTTTAACAGGGGTAGGGCCTGAAAAAGAAGGTTGGGAAAATAAAATCCCTAAAATAGTTTGGTTACAAGAAAGTGGGTTAAAAATAAAAGTAAGAGATTTAAAAAGAAAAGGTTTGAGATTTAAAATGTTTTACGAACCTGATTATACATCATATATAAGAAAAAATATTAGTGGTGGAAGTTTTATAGTTTTGAAAGATAATGAAAAAAATGAATGGTTAAAGGAAAATGGGATAGAAACTAAAGATATAGAATTGAATGGTAAATTAACTGAATTAAGTAATTCTATCAATAAAAGTTTAGAACAAATTTTAGATGATGTAAGAAGAAAATTAAAAAGAAAAGGTAAAACTAAAACTTATAAGGTTTTACTTAAGGATATAGAAAAGGATAATCAATTTAAAAAAGATATTCTTGACCTTATGTATACTACTTTTGAAAAAGAAGCCCCAATTGACGGGCTGCACCCATTATTGAAAAATGTCTATGAGTTTGAGATAAAATCCCCAATAGGTAAAGGGGTAGGGTCAACATATACATTAACTATTTCTAAAAAAGGTGTAGTTGATTTAACCCAACCCGCAGGAGTAGTAGCAGGTGAAAAAGGGATTAAAACTGGAAAAAGAAAAACAATTGGGGGATATATTAAACAAATGGGCAACTTTGTAGATAGTATAACTAGTAGGAATACAGAAATAAAAAGACTTATAGAGGGGTTACAATGAAGTATTCATCACCGTCAGATTATACAGCCATCGCTCCTAGTTACAGCACAGGTGCAGGTTTTTACACAGATAAGGGTAAAATTTCTTCCCTTCTTCAATTACCTGCCTTTAGTTCATCTACGAGTCCTACACAAGCAGAAGTTGGAGAATTGATAAAGAGGGCAGAAGATTATGTGGATGAAATTACTGGTACTTCGTTTAGGCCAATTTTATACACGGATGAAGTACACAATTTTACATTTACTGGAGTTATGTACAATTTTCCTCGCTATTATAATGATTATGTGGGATTCGTACAATTAGATAATGCCAACATTAGAAAAATTATTCGTTTAGAAGCATGGCAAGGAAATTCTTGGACAGATTTAGCCTCTGCAACTGCAACAGTAACTGTTAGTGATTATACTAATGTTACAAGTGTGGTGTTAACTTTACCTAATAGTGGAACTTCTTTTACTTTAACAGCAGGTACAACTAACGCACGTTTCAATAAATTATACGGTAATAAAACTACAGCGCAGGAATTGGCCTATTTAATCAATGAGGTTTTTCCTGCAACAACTTCTGACATTACAGGAGCAACTGCACCTAAATCTTTAAGCAATATTTCTAGTTATTTTTATGCTACTGTAGATTCAGAAGACCAAACTAAAGTAGTTATATCTTCTTTACTAGCAGGTGAAGATGGAACTGAATGTACTATTGCAGTAAATGGTTCAGGCTTAAGTAAAAGTGATTTTACAGATAAAGAAGATATGGCTAGGCTTGGAGACTTTTGGACTATTGGGCCGGAAGGTCGTATTTTCTTTAGGTCCAATTTCCCATATAATCATTTAAATTCATTAAGGGTAACTTATTTAGCAGGGAAAACTAGAGTACCTTCTGTTATTACAGATGCTACTACTAAACTTGCAGCATGTGACATTTTAAGACATGATGATTCAACTGTTTTGATTGCTGAATCAGGGGCACAAATAGACATTAAAAGTAAGTATGACCTTCTAAGGCAAGAGGCTTTAGATATTCTAAATACCCAAAAAGAATATGTTTATTTGATTGAGTGATATTATGTTTAATAGGGTATTAAATGATTTAGTAAATAGTGAAAGAAAACTAAGAGAATTAATTGCTTTAGAAAAAGAAAGAGAAGCAATGATTGCAGAATATTTTCCTCAATTTCAAAGAAGTTTAGATGATGATGAATGGGCAAGAGAAGCACAAAAAAAATTAGCAAAACAAATTGATGTTCAAATTTCAGAAATAATAAATAAAGAAGTAGGTGGTAAACTTGGATGAGGTAACTTTCCTTACAAATTTATTAATTGGTCATGGTGGTACTGATGAAGGTGGAAGTAGTATTTCTATGACTCCAACTACTGTTGGTGGTGCGACAAATAGTTGGTCACAATCTGCTACTGATAAGGGTTTAACTAATCATAAAGTTACACCTACAATTGTTGATATTCGTAATTTAAAAAAGAATAAAGCAATGAGAGTTGACCTATCATCTACTGGTGATAGTACTACTTCTGATTTGCTTGTAGTTTTTGAAGAAGGGCAAACAATTTCCTATCCTACTATTAATTGGGATGTTAGAAATGAGGAGTATACTTTGGTAGTACATATTAGAACGATACAGGATACAAGAGCCTCTAGTGACACTTGGGCAAGGGATAGGTTGGAGAGTTTATATAAAGTGCTACGACATCGGCTTGAATCGAACAGAAAGGGGGCAACGGTGACTGTCGGAAGTAATTCAGCAAAAATAGACCAAATTTTTATGGGTAATAGAACTGAATCTAATGATAGGAGCAAGCGAATATTCGGATACAAAGTAAATGTAACATTGAAGAGATTCGCCGTAACCCTGTAAGTAAGTAAAGGTGAATAGTAATGGCAATAGAAAACAGCGATATATTTTTAGGAAGTGGGGCAAGTTTAACACTTGTACCGGAAGTGGATTTTTATTTTAAACCCGCAACAACAAGTACAACATTAATACAAATGGAAACAACTAATGCAGTTCAATTCCAATTAGTAACTGATATGTATGTTGGTTGTACTCTTGATTGGTATGATAATGGAGTTTATACCTCCTCACATACTATCACTTCTAATGATAATGACACCTTTACAATAACCCCCGCTACTGGTGCAGCGGTAGTTACTGCTGATGATGAATTTGTGTTAAGGGCATATGGCGCACCTTGCCCTGCTCCTGATTCTGCTAATGATGGGAGTGGTAGACTTAGACTACATGCTGATAATTGGTTAGGATTAGTTGAATCTGCAACATTCCCAACTGTTGAAGTTGAGACTAAACAATTAAATTTAGCACTTGGAGGAACAAGAAACTTTACTCATCAATATAAAGGAATAGAAACTGCAACTGGTGGTAATATAGGTTTAGTTTGTAACCATGTAACTTGGTTATATTATTTCTTAGGAACATGTACCAATATAAGTTTTGCAAGTGGGACTTCTACAAGTCAACACCCAACTAATTATCACACTGGTACTGCGGCACATAAATTATATTTCCACGGAACTAGTGCTACTTCCCATATAGATACAGGCCCATTCATTTACAGGGTTAATTCCGTTAGTGGTGGCGACCATATTGTACCACCATTAATGGCAACTGTTGATGATACTGTAGCAGATATAGATAGTATTACTTATCCAGTAACTGATTCTACTTATGTAAGTTACACATTTGCAGAAGCAAATAATTCTGAATTACCTTCTTTTGCTCTTGAGCAAAGTATGAGTAAGTTAGCAACTAACCCTCTAAGGACAGATACAGATAATGATGGTCTTGAAGATTTAAACTTTGTAAGGGTTGCTAGAGGTAATAGGGTAAATACATTAACTATGACGGCTAATGAAAATGAAGAACTTAAAATGACTATGGATTTGAATACTAGGGCAGTTAATACTCTTGATAAATCACAAACTGCGGGTTATGATTCAAGAGGAGGACAAGCAACAGATTCAAGTTTATTTAATTTCACTAGTGATGAAGGTCATCTTGAACCATTCTTCTTTTCTGATGGGACTATTGAAATGTATGGAAGTACATTCTTAAAGATAACTAACTTTTCCTTAACTATGAATAATAACTTAATGGATAAAAGATTTGTTGGTATTGGTAGTAAAAGTGTTAAAGATGGTATACCTGCACAAAGAACTTATGAGGTTTCACTAACGGCAATGGTAACAGATGATAAATTATTTACTGAATTATTAAGTTCAAATGAAAATAATGACACTTCACAATCATTGAAATTATCATTCACAAAGAATACTTCTGAAACATTTACTTTAGAGTTTGATGATTATTTCATGGCTGCTAATAATTGGACTATTCCCGAAGATAAAGGGCCAATTATGGTTGAAGCAACTTTAATGCCTAGAACATTAACGGCTTGTACGACTACAACTCATTGGATTTTACAAGGGTGATTAAAATGGTTTCATACGGAGATAGATATAGGGCTAAACAGGCTGAGCGTAAAGAAAAGGCATTAAAAGCACAACAAAGAAAAGAAAGAAGAGGCCGACCTAAAAAAGTAGTAGAAGTAGTTGAGGCAGATGAAGAAGAGTAACTGGTTTGAGATTGTTAAAGCCCCAGTGTGGGCCCAAAATAGGTGGATTGAAACTAAAACAGGTAAGAGAATTTTACCTTCTGAATTAAAAACCCAATATAATTTAGATGATGCACAAATTCAACAAATGAAGCAAAGAAGTCCTAGTCAAACTGAATTAAGGGAATTACAAAATGTAGTTAGTGGTGGAGGACAAGCAACTGGCTTTAGTTCTGCGGGACGTAGACCTATGGGGGACACGTCAGGCACAGCACAACCATTAACTCAACAAGCGCAACAACAAAGGCAAGCGCAACAACAAAGGTTTCAACAAGCGCAACAACAAAGGCAAACGCAACAAGGTACTCAAACACAAACCCCATTTAATGTTGGTCAATTTTTACAACAAAATACTCCTGCAACTACAACTCCACAATCACAATCTACTCAAGCACAAACTACAACTCCTGCAACTACAACTCAACAAGCGCAAACTGGTGGTAAAAGCCCACCATTAAGTCAAAGAATCAAAATAGGCGGTAGGATATATGAAGGAGGTCAAACATTACCTGCTGCAACTTGGAATCAATTACAACAAGAATTCAAAGGAAAACCTACAGACCCTAACGGTATCCCACAAGAGGCTTATTTAAAATATGGGGCGCAAACAGGGGCGGCAACTCCTAAAGTAACCTCTACAAAGGGTAAAACTTTAGAAAATATTGGTTTAAATAATCTCTATGAAGAAGCAAAAGCATCAGGTGATTTAACTGCATTTACAAATAAAGTAAATGCATTATTAAATAAGAGTGAGGATAGTTTTAGAAAAGTATGGGATAATGTTATCAAAAATTAAATTCCACCAACTGTTTGTATGTTGGTTTTGAAGGTGGAAAATATGTTGGAAAAAAAAATAGTAAATAACACATCAGCATTATTTATAAATAATAATGCGAAAGAGCATTATATTCGAGTCTCACCAGATTCGGATGAATATCTGAAAGTTTGGGTTAAACAACCTACTTGGTTACAAGTAGAAAAGGCAATGACTACATTGATGAAGATTGACCCTAAAACTCAAACGATGGATATAGATATGAATGCCATGTATAGATACATGGTTGATAATTTTATAGAGAAAACTGAACCCAGTTTATCTACAGTAGATTTAATCAAATTAACGCCTTATGTTGGGGCACAATTAAAAGAGGTACTTCCTAATCCTTTGGAAGATATGATGCAGGGGGATGAGGAAAAAAACGAATGATACGAAAAGTAGTAAGAGGTCAATCATCTGACACCTACTTTTCGTCACTCTTGGTAGTATATTCATTAGCGAGGGCCTTTTCCATTAGTCCAATGGAAGTCTATGCGATGCCATCAGATTTAGTTTTATCAATGTTACAAATACATGGGGAAGTAGAATTATATAAAGCAGAAGAAATGAAAAAAGGAATGAAGTGATATTATGGCCGATGAAATGCAAAAGACAGTTAATACTTTTTCTAAATTGCATGAGGCCATGATGCAAACAAACCAAGATGCTAATGGTTTAGTTAAAAGATTCTCAGATGCAAGTAGTGCAAGTAATAAACTTTGGACTACAATGAGTAGGCTTACTATTGGTATGGGTTTTAGAGGATTTTGGAGATTTCAAAGCCTAATTCGTTCTGTTGGTAATGTATTTGAATTGTGGTATGACCACGGTGAAAATATACTTAAACAAGAAAAAGAAATGATGGATAACACATTAGGTTTATATAATGCTTATGAAAAAATCCAAGATGTAAAAAATAATATTGCTAAAACTGATGATGATGCTTTTAAAATGATGAGACTGATGATGGGAGAAGATAAGGCTAGGGCTAAATTAAAAGAAACTGTTGCTAGGGCAGAAGAAGTTAATGCTAAAAAATTGGCTAGGGCTTTAGGGATGAGTCGTAAAGATGTTAGAAAGAGGTTAGGCACGAAAATTTTTGGTAAGCAAATTACAGGGGAACAAGACCCTGAAACAAGAGAAAAATTAGAAGGGTTGAAAAAAGTTTTACCTAGAAATTTTGGAGTATTTCAACCAATTTTTAATTTTGCTAAAATAGGATTTAGAACTTTTAAAGCAATACCTAAAAAATTATGGAAAGGTGCCACTGGTTTAATAAAATTATCTACGGGGTTATTTAGAAAATTGTTAATTTTTACTGTTCAATTTATGATGTATTTTGTAGGAATTATGCTACTCTTATTTGCACTTAGAAAACCATTAATGGCCGGATTTAATTATCTTAAAGGGTTATATGAAAAATGGCCTGAAATTAAAGAAAATTTAATGACAGTTTTAGAACCAGTATGGAATGCTGTTAAAGGTTTTTGGGATGCGACAATGGGAGTATTTAATACTTTATTTGACCCTAATGCTACAATAGGAGATATGTTAAGGTCTTTAGGTGTTTTTGTAGTTAAAGGTTTAAAAATAGTATGGGAAATAGGTAAAGTATACTTTACTAAATTTTTACCATTACTAATAAGTAGTGTTATTAAATTTGGAAAAGTACTTTGGTCGTACTTTAGAAATGTTGATTGGGTTGGTAAAGCAAAAGAAGCAGGTGCGGCAGTTAAAGATATGCTTATTCAATATTGGAATAATAATTTAAAACCGTGGTTACTATCTAAAGGTCTTGAGCCAATTGCTAATGGTATTGAAAGGGCAGTAAAATGGCTTAAAGATACATGGGTGAAAGTTGAACCATATATTACTAAATTCGTTATTTTCTATAAAGATGCATATGCTTGGTTATTTAATATATACACTACAGTAATTGTACCAATGATAATAGACAAAATAAAATCATTATATACTATTATTAAAAATTTCACTGAGGATTTAGGTTTCAGTTTTATGGCTAAAGGAGGTACTGTTAATTCTAGTGGTAATTTTATAGTTGGGGAGTTAGGGCCTGAAATGGTAACTCTCCCTGCGGGGGCTAAAGTAACACCTAATCATAAATTAGGTTTAACAAATAATGCTAGTGTGAATAATATTACAGTTAATGTTAATGGTAGAGTTGGAGCATCTGACCAAGAGTTAAGAGATATAGCAAAGAAAATAGGTTTTATGTTAAATAGGGAAATAAATAGAGCAACAGCAATGGGAGTGAGATAATGGTAACAGGTGCAGAAGGAGTAGATAGCCATTGGGTGTATTTACAATTAGCGGCAGGTGAAATAAAGGGTTCAAGTGCTAGTGATTGGGTAACTAATAGAATTGCAATGAAGTGTGATAATATATCAATAGCAACTAATAAACAAGTTATGGCTCATCCTATTCCCGGTTCAGGTATTATTACAGGTGAGTCCCAAGCATTTTCTTTAGATTTAGGTATGTCTTCAAAAACTATTAGTTTAAGTGGAGTCTTAACTTCACAAACTATAACAAAGCAATTTGGTAGTCAAAATATTGATTGGTTATATGTTTGGGATAGTTCTTTATCTAAATATGTGATTCCTGCCGCTGTTTCTAGTGCATATCGAACTTCTACCCCTTCTTATGTAACTGATAATGTAGGTAGAACTGCTGTAGAAATGACAGCACAAGAAGTTGCTCAGTTAATACATTCTTATGTAGATTCATCTTTTAGACAAGAGCATCAAAATCTTAACAAATTAATTATTTTAATCCCTTCATTTGTTAGTAAATATTACACATATCATACTTCTTCAATGGATAGTTCTAGAAATACAGAAACTGCACCATTAATTCCGTGGTCATTTGCAGTTAGAGATACTGGAAAAAATTCACATAAACTAGATGCTCAAGGTTCTAATTTGTCTTCTAGTTTCCCAAACCCAGTATCTACTTCTGCACTAATAGGGAAAGAAGGTATTGGTGGGTTCATTAGAAACTTTAGTACTACTCTAGTTGGAGGTTCGCCTTTTGTAGAATTTAGTATGGAGTTTGAAGTTGCACAAATATCTTTTAAGTGATTATTATGACAGAGAGGCTATATGTTACTAATAGGAAAGCATTGGTTTTTCCTGTAATGTGTGATGCACACCTTAAGATAGACCCGGCCACTGATTCTGCGGGACAAACAACTGGTTTATTTACACATGATGATTCTTTTACTATACAGGCTATTGTTACACCATATGAAATAAATGGTTTAGGTTGGGATTATGGGGCAACAAATAATCCTGCGGGAGTTTCAGGAGTAGTAGATTCTAAAAAAACAATGCCTAGAGTACAGGCTTATAATACAACTGAGGCACATTTCCAAAGTTATCAGTATATTAATAGTAGGTTAACACATGAAATGCTTCTTTTTTATAATGAAAATGTTAGTCTAAGTTTAGTTAACAATACATTGTCTCACCAAAATCAACCTGCTGAGTATAAAATAAAATTCCAAGTAAATGCCAATGGTGTTACTGCTTTAACCTCAAGTAATGTAATTAGTGCTTCAACATTACATAGTGGTACAACTCAAAATCTTAATTCTGTTGCTAGTAGTAATGCGGAAGATGTTTACCATATGAATAGTGACGCTGTTAGATTTAGATTAGCATTTGCCAATGTTTCTAGCCACACCGGAGGTTCAGATACAATAACAACTAGTGAATCTACTGCCTCTAATTTCTTTTATGTAGGTCAACATTTGTATTCGAGAACTGGTCAAACTTTTCTTGATTTAGGTTATATTACAGGAATTGATGGTGCAGATTTAGAAATGAGCCAAGCAACTTCTGTTGGTTTATCAGGTTCTTTGTATACAGACGCTTTGAAAGAAGCCCCTTATTTATTAAATGCATTTCATATTGCTGCAAGTTATAATAAAACAACAGGGGTTATGCAGATTTTTTTAAATGGAGATAAGGTTGCAGATACAGTGCATAGTACAAATATGGGATTTACTTTTTCCAATGTTACTTCTTATATTGGAGAAATACCTTCTTCTAGTGCAAATTCAGGAGCATTAGCAAGTACAATTGGTGCTAGTCCATATTACGGAACTGTTACTCAATTTATGGGGGAGTTACATGAATTTGCTATAACAAAAGGGGCACAAGAAGGGTTCCCATCAACTGTTACTTTAATTCCTGATTTTAGAGATATTTTAATTTATTATAGATTCGAGGAGGCTAATTTGTAATGTCTGCTATTTATGCATTAAAAGAAGGTAATGGCCCTAGTGTTACTCCTGCTGTTGGGTCAGCAAATGTTAATTTTGATGTACCTACAAATCCATTATTTAAAACTGATTTAACAGCAGCGGCCTCGGTAGTTTGCTATGAAGTTAGTAGAGATATGACACCAACAGGTGCTGCTTCTGAAACTCATGCAACTAGTGGGGCAAGTACTTCAAATAAAGGAGTATCTAGGTCTAGTACATATAGTTCATTAAATAGAATCTATCCTAATAGTACTACCGTTGCAGATTATTTAGAAACTTTAACAACAACACCCGGATGGAAAGTTAAACTTTATGATGATAATAGTGATGCAGGAGAAGATGTTTCTAGTGTAGATATTGCAACTGATGATTATTTTATTGTGCTTTTTGCTGATGATTATAGAAAACACCATTTTGCAAAAATAACTGCTGAAACTTCTGATGAAGGAAAAAGTACAAGTTCAGTATTAGAATTCACACCGGCATATTCCGGCGATATTCCTAAAGGGACAAAAGTTGCTATTTACAAGGGCCCGGCAGTAGGTGACACTACAGTAGTAGCAGTTGCTTATGGTTTACAAGGAGATAGTAGTGATGATAGACATGATGTTTATGCTTATTGTGGTAGGCCAAATTTTTATTTTTACAATGATAGATTAGATAATGACAACCAACTTGACCATAATACAAAATATGTAGTTCATTATAGTAGGTGGGATGGTAGTACTGAAAAGCATTTACACTCCTGTTTTGTAACTAAACAGGAATATTCTTCTTATATCAAAGATTATGGCCCATATAACCAAGAAGCAACATTAGTAGATGGTTTAAGGGTGATAGATAATGCAGTAACTGGAACAGCCTATGTTAATTATAGTGATACTAGTTCAACAGTAAGAGATACTTATACTGTAAATATAATGGATTGGGAAAGTTGTTTTTTAAATAAACTAAGAACAACTGATAATAAAATAAAAGCGCAAACAGCAGGTAGTTTTTATGGGCCAACCCGCTATGTTCATTATGATGAATCTCCTATTAAATGTGAAGTCATTCCTAGAATGATAGAATGCACAGCATTTAGGTCTATAACAGAAAATGGAAGTTATGTAGATATTAAAATTATGGACCCCCATAGGATTATGGGAAATAAGATAAAAAGATTCGACCCAATTAAATTAAAACAAGAAATTGGTGGGGGCTCTATTGCTCATATAAAACAATCTGAGTTATTTGGAACTGTACAAGGTGTTAGTGGTTCAAGCACTTTAACTTTTGAAGATTTAAATGAAGGTCAAGATTTAAGAGTATTATTATATGATGGTTCAGCAAAATATGAAACTATTAGGGTTGGGGATTATCATTATACAATAAGTGCAATAGCCGCCCCTGCTTATAGTGGTGGTTCTTTATCACAATTAGTTACTATTGATAAATATAGAAAATTTGATTCAGCAACATATTCAAGTGCCAGTGCAACTTTACAAGAAACTATTTCAGATGGAACAGCATATAGAAGAACTTGGTCTAAGATAACAGAAACTTTAATTGTAGATTTTTCAATAGATACAGAAGTTGACCACAGTAGTATACCAACAAGGTCAGGTGTAGCGGCGGCTACTTCTTTAAATTATAATGGGACAGCATTATCTGCGTTTAGTGACGCTAGACTTTATGATTTAGAGATGATTTTATTAGGTGATAATAATTTTGCAGGGCTTAGGTTAAATCTAAAATATGGGGATAAAATTAACAAATATGTTAAATTACAATCTGCGACCCAACAAATGTATCAAGAATTAGGAGTAACAACTTGGTCGGGGAGTGGGTTAATTGCTCCAAATCTTTTAGATTATTTTACAGGAAATTTTGTAGTTGAAAGAACTATCTTCAAAGGTAGTGTTGAGATGATTAAAGAGTATATTGAAGATTACCAATACATTTTCCAAATAACAGGTAGGAATGATATTTCTAAATTATTGGGGCCAATTGTAAATAAAGATTATACCTTTTCAAAAGACTATGTGTATACTACATTAAGTCCACCATTCGATGTTACTAGTACTAGTACTACAAATAATGCTGTAATTAAAAGAGGAGATAGGAGTTTTGTTTTATCCGGTACAGGTCACGGTTTAGCAGTAGGGGATTTTGTTTTCTATTATGATGCAACTGAAAACCCGGCAGGGCCACATTTCATGGGTAGAATAATTACAGTTTCAAGTGCAACTATTACTTTAGAAGAAGGTTGCCTTACTTATGTTCCTGCGGGAAAAACAATTTATTACCAAGACCATCATTATATTTCATTAGGTAAAGCAATACAAGCAAGTAATGAAATGACAAATTCCCCAACCTCTTTAACTGGTGCTTCAGATAAAGGTTTAATTTTTGAAAGTGGTAATAAACTTACTTTTAGTGTATCTTCTAGTGAATTTACTAGTACAGAAGGAACGGCTCTAGCAGGTGCTTCCGCTAATTCAGATTTAAGGTCTAGAGGATATTATGTCTATCAACCAAAAGGTATAGATGGTGGTAATGATAAATCTTGGATGACTTTGTTAGCAGATGAAAGTGCATCTACTATTACCCCATTAGAAAATTTCCATACTGTTAACTCACTTACAGATTATGCAGTTGTTGGAATAGAAAGCGGTGAGGGTGAAGCATTAGTTGAATTAGCCCCTATTTGCCCTGCTGTTTTAGCAAGGGTTCATGAAAACCCTAAACATACTGTTTTTGAATCTTTTACAGCACATAATTGTCAAACTGCGGCGGCATATAGTATAGGGCATACTGGTGCAGTTACTGTAGATACTGCTCTAAGTGATGGTGCTAGTCCTATGAATATGGCATGGGAAGGAGGGTCATTTTATATTAAAAATAGTGATGGCACTTATTCCTTTGTTGGTAAAGTATATCAAATAAGAAACGAATACAATTCTGCCAGTGCCACTAATTATGGTTATGGTGCTAACTATGGTAAATGGAATATTTTATTTGAAGAAGCCTTACCTATTGCTTTAGCAGATAATACTGTTTTATATTATTCTAATAGAGAAAATCATGGTTTGTATTTTCTAAATACACAAGGATTACCTCAAGGTGGTTTATTACAAGTTGTTAATCCTGTATTATCTTATGCTAAAAATCCTATAATGTTAACTAATTTTATTGGTGCAGGGGATTCAGATGTGGCGGGGGCAGGAGTTAGTTTATATGATAATATTAGATTTTTTGGGGCCCCTTTTTATCGCTATTCTGATTTACAAAAAGGTCCAATAGGGTCATTAAAATTTGTTAGTCCTGATATTACTAACGCTTCTAAAATTAAAAATAACGTACATAGAGGACATGTATCAGGATATGCACCATCTTACAAAACATCAATAGGTAGTTTTGGTACAGTAGATGACCCTATTAGTTTTGGCACAGATAATGGGCCATTTGCTAAAGGGGCAGGTACAGTAAGCATAAGTAAAGGTAATGCCACTGTTACTGGTAGTGGTACTAATTTTGATGGTGGGATATTTGTAGTAAATGATTTTTGTAAAATAGGTAATCATATTTATCAAATTGAAACTATCACTAATGATACTACTATGGTTTTATATTCTTTAGCATTGGAAACTTTTAGTGGGGTTAATATTTATGAAGTGTCTGAATCAGATGGCGACTTTAGATTAACTCAAGGCCCACCCGAAACAAGAGGAATATATCCTGCCGCCGGAAGTAATTTTGGAGATATGCAACATTATTCAAGTGCTGTAGGAGATAAGTTGATGTTACCTAGTTTTAATAGATATGCTAAATATTCCTTTGATGTAAATTCTGACGGTACTTTAGGAGAAACAGGAGCAACAGGTCATGGGTGGGTAAATTATAGTACTTATACTACTGATATGCCCGATGAAGTAAATGGTTCAACAGAAGACCCTTCACATATTCAAGGTTGGAGAAACAACGCATTATCAATTGCACGAACTAATTTAGAAAAAATAGACCCTAAAATGTTAAGATGGTTTATTTTCTCACCTTCTGATGTTTATCCTGATAGTATGAATAGGTCTAATCACATAGGGTTTTCAGAAAAAGAATTTAAAGATTATACTTTAATTTTAAAAGATGCAGGTAGTAGTATAAAATCTTCTATATTACATCAAGATTTTGAAGGTAGTTTACCTCATGTTGAAAGAACTGATGAGTCATTTGAATATTTACCTATTAATGATGCTTCTATTAAAACTAATGAAATGAAAAGATTTGGCTTAATGAGATTGAGAGAATTAACCTTTGATTGGCATTTTAACCCAGTGGACCCTGAATTACCACCTAAACCCACAGATGTTGTTTCCCCCACTTTTGATTATGGTAGATGGATGAGTTTAAGAAAAACCTCTGAAATGGCTAAAAATTCACAAGGAACAAGTATGACTTCTGGGCATGATGTAGAAATTAGTAGTTATAGTGGAACTGAAATTACTTTTGATACTACCCCTACAAATGCAGGTGCTGCGGGTGCAGGAGGTACTGTTTCTAAACCTAATAGTGTTAATAATAGTGGTACTGGTGGTAGTGATTTAATATTTGTCGCTAATGATTTATTATTTGCAGATGATGGTTCTTTTATTGGTAAAGTGTCTTCATCTGATGGCACAACTGTTACTTTGGCTAGAGCCCCCTTCAAACCTTTTGGTAGTGAAACACTATATTATGGGCCAGTATATACAAATCTTTGGCAAAAGGCTAATAGTAATCCATTAATATCAACAGCATTATACAAAGCCTATGGGACAGGAGAAGGTGATTCTTATATTAACACAAGTAAAGAAATAGTTAATAGTAAAGGTGCCCTTATTAGTGGAGTATATCCATTACAATTAGGGAATACTTCTATTATTGATACTAGTTTTACTACTTGGGATGTTCATTATGATGGAGCAATAGGTGAATATGATAGTGTTAAAAGTAATTTAAATATGATGAGAGAAAGAGCGGCTACTGCAACTATTACTATTTCCGGTAATATAACAGAAGACCAAACTATTGTAATAATTTCCACAGATACTACCTCTAAAACCTATACTGCTAAAAACTCACCAACTACTGCCAGTTTACAATTTGATGCAAACGGTGGAGGGCCGGCTAATGCTACTTCATTAAAGGCGGCTATTGAACACGCAAATGGTCATAATGGTAAAATTTTAGTTGAAGATAATGGTGAAGGGGTATTAACATTAACACAGGCTATATCAGGGAAAGCAGGAAATACCACTATTACTGAAAATTGTGATAATACTGTTGTAGTTAATTTTGATAATGTTGGGAATGCACAAATGACATGGCACAACATTGGCGCACCATCAGGAATTAATGCTAGTGGCACAACGGTTACTATTACTAAATCAGGTCATGGTTTATCTGTAGGAGAGATAGTTAGTATAAATGGAGCAACTGCTAGTAGTGGTACTGTTAATGGAACCTATATGGTAGAAAGTGTCGATGGTAATGATTTTACATATACAGTAGTAGCCGTTAGTGGTGAAGGTGGACATGGTTCTACAACAATTAGAAAATTAATGGCTAATTCCTTTTTAGGCTTACCTTTATCTTTCACTAACGGCACAGGTTCTAATTCTAGAAGTTGGCATCCTTTAGCAGATAAAGGTAGTATTTTGAGAAATGGAGCAAATGCTGTTGCCCAAGATAGTGGCCATGTGGCTCTTAACATTTCAAGAGTGTTAGAAGCATTAAGTAGAAGTGACCAAGTTTATCGTGGTTGTAAAATGGTAGTATTAGATAATTACTCTCTTGAGTATTCAGGAGTAGAACATACAGGAGCAGGAGCAACTTCAGATGTAAGTAATATCTTTTTTATGAATACCGAAGATAGTAGTGGTGAACAAACTAGATTTTTCCTTAATTTAGAAAATAGGAAATATCAAGCACTTAACAATGAAGCATATAGATATGACAGTCCTAGATTTGCAAGTAAAGAAATTGATGGTGCAAACAGAACTAAAACAGTTAATGATTCAAATGCTATTGGGGATGGTGTGCATTTTGTTTTTAAACCAATGTTACATTTAAGAGGGGATAGTGGTTTTATAACCACAAGTGCTTGGGATTCTTCTAAAAATAGTAGAGTACAAGTTATTGATACCGATTCTGATGCTGATTACCAAGAAGAAAACATTGCCTCTGCTCCTGCGGGTTCAGATAATTTTGTTGAATTTACTATTACTCTTGATAATAGGGGAGAGGCGGTGAACTATAGTGGTGGAAGTACAATTAATAACATAACAGGAGCAGGTACTATTGCAACAATAACTATGGATGGTAGTCATTACTTAGATACTGGTGATTGGGTGACTGTTAGTGGGGTTTCTGATTATTTGTACAATGGTACTTTTAAGATAGTAGTTACTGGTGCTACCACATTTACTTATGTTTTACCTCAAACTGTAGTAAATGGTACTCCTGATGAAAGTGGAGTTATAATAACTAAAGAGAGAGGAAGTAGATATAGTGGTTCTATTGGGTTAAATAGAGTTTGTGATAATTCTTGGTTAAAGTTTGCACCTAATTTAACAGGTTGTTATTTGGTTTCTAATAATGGATATGAGTATAATAGTACAGATTTAGTTAGTGCAAACACTACTAAATATGGTGGAGGGTGGACACCCGGAACTGTAGGGGATACTGGTGAAGGTGCGACGGCTAGTATTGAAGGGGCTACTCCAAAACACATAATGTATGTAGTATCTCATGAAGTTATACAAGAAGGTACAGCACAAAAACATAGAATTACATGTGATAATTATAGTGGTGCAGAAACTGATTTAAGTTTCTTTTATAGAGTAATGCAACCTGCTGATGTTTGCCTTTGGGAAAATAGTCCTGAAACTATTAGCCTATACAAAATGAGTAGTAAATATACTAAACAAGGACATAATGATGAAATGTATGGTGATTCACCCCATATTGAATATTGGCAAAATAATACAGTTAAGGGCGACCCTTCAAAATATGGTTATAATGAAGCAGTTCAATCAATGTATGTTGTTGTAAATATGGATACTAATGATTGTGCTTCTCCACAATTTTTAGTAGAGAGAGATTATTCTCAAATATTTGGCCCATCAAAAACTTCTACTACTTACAGATTCCAAGATGGTGAAAGTTATAATATGTTATTGACAGATGGTAATTCTCAAATTAAGAGAAATATGGGTGTTTCTACAACTGCTATTTCTAGCGGATATAAATGTGATTTATCTTTTGGTGATAAGTTTTCTAATAAAATGGTAGGTATTGTTTCCTTTGGTGAAATCTTTTCAGTTAAAACACCAATTCCCTCAACTATTAGAAATCCAGTTAGTGCCGCAATTGGTAGTGCAGTGTCTATTTGTTCAGAAGCAGAAGATATAGTAAAAGATATTTTAAACACTAATGATATTACTTTCACAGAAACTTCACTTTCTTTCCCTTATTTTACTGGCCCTTCTTTTAGAGGAATAGACGCATACTCTGCTTGTAATTTTGTGGCCGATTATAAAGATAAACAATTATTTATTGGGCCGGATGGGATTAAACTTAGACCTGAAACTGAAAATTTAGATTATACTAATATTAGATTAAGTTCTGACGATTCTAGTATTAAATTAATTTCAGTTAGCAGAGGTGAATCATTATTTGATTTCTTTAATGATGTTACTATTTATGGTAAAGATGTTAAATCAAGAAGAGTTGATAGAAAAAGTGTAAGGGAAATAGGAACTAAAGCCTTAGAAGAATTAGATGAAACAATAGTTACTCAAGCAGAAGCAGATAGAAAGGCCCAAACTTTACTTAATTTACATGCTAGGCCGAGTCAAAGATTTACTCTTAGATTATCATTAGATGGATTAGAATTAATTAAACCGGGAGATTTGATTACATTAGATTACCCCGAAGAAAGAATACCTACGGGTAAATATTTAGTTTTAGAAATTAGACATGAAACTTATGGGGTTGTTGAATTAGAAGTAGGTTCATACCAAAAAGGATTAACTGAAAGAATTGCAGAATTAATTATACAAAATAAGAAAACAGCCTCTTTCTTGAGGGCTAATAGATTTAAGTCTATAGCACAAACTAATGACACTTTTGAAACAGTGGGGATTAAAGAAGTTAGATTTACAATAACACATACTGCTAGTACTGGAAGCCCATTTACCATAGGATTTAACTATCCAGTAGATGTAGCGACTTCCGGTGGAACTAACACAGGTTATCCAATTGGATTTAATTCGTCTTTAGGTAGTGTGGGAACAACAACAATATTAGATGAGGATTTTATATGATAACAGATGGTGCAAAAAGAAAAATGGCTTTATTCATTAAGGAATTTTATACACATGCAAATGTAGGTGCAGGTGGAGATTCAACTAACCCTAATTCTAATTCATTAGATGTACCTATTATTTCTTCTAATCAAAGCACAACTAATTCTGCATCAGATGCTGCTACTATTGATTTTACAGTATCCTTAACAGGTTCACAATTAGAAGGTAATACAATTAGAGAATTTGCAATTTTTGGTTCAACACCTAATGATGCAGAAATGGCTAATCTAAGTAGTGGTTCGTGGAATACAGGTAATGTAGAAACAATTATGTTATCTAGGATAAATTTTAATGGAGTAGGGCCATTTTCAAGTTCTGACCAAATTGATTTAACATTAACAGTGGAGGTGGAATGATATGACAAGTACAGCAAATCCTCATTTTTTAAGTGAGATGGATGCAACACCAACTAACCAACTTAGAGATGATTTAGATTTTCCTCACAGTGGAATTTTCAAAGCATTACATCTTGCTTCTAGAGGTACATACGCTCTAAAAGATACTGGTGTTGATTTTGATATAACTCAAAGTAACAATAGCGGCTTTACAAGATTAGCAGTTAAAGGGGGTAAAGCCTATCGAGATGGCGCATTAGTTACTCTTGGTAGTGGAGTTGGAACTACAACTAATATAGATTGTACTGCCACTTATAATCCCGGTGGTGGGGCAGTAGATGTAACACCATCAACTTCAGGAGATGTTTATTTATTTTTAGTAGGTAACTCTTCTAATGCTTTAGTCCTTAGAGGTTCTAATGCTGCTACAAATGCTGTACCTGAATTAGTTGAAGGTGATGTTCCAATTGCAGTTGTTAAAGTGGTAGCAAATTCTGCTGATAGTGCATCAGATAGGCCAATTCAATATTTAACAACAAGTAAAGTTACTAATACTGTTTCTGTTGGGTATGATAGTAGTGGGTATACTGAGGCAGGTTCATTAACAGGTTCGGCTAGTGGAATTAAAATAGATGCTGCTTTGGAAGTAGAACAAGGTGCTAGTGGTGGACAAACTGCATTTATTATAGATAATAATGATACAGATAAAGTTGCTATGTCAATTGAAGCGGCTAATATTGATGCAGATGTAATGGATATATCAGCAGATGCAGTAACAACTGCTAATGTAATTGACATTACTGCTGATGCTTTAACAACTGGTAAAATACTTAATATCATAAGCAACTCTAGTTCTACTAGTACAAGAAGATTAGTTAATATTACTAATGACAATACTGCGGCTACTGCTACTACTCCTTTATATATTAAAAATGACTCTACTGGTGATACTATTATTTTAGAATCAACAAATGGAGATGCTACTGCTATGCCGGTAATGGTATTTAATAGAAATTCAGGTAGTCCTGCTACTAATGATTACTTAGGTTCTATTGAATTTAAGGGGGAAGATTCAGCAGGTTCTTCTAATACCTATGCTGCTATGAGTTCAAGAATTGTTGATGTTGATAATAATCAAGAATCGGGGGCTTTATTTTTACAACTTTTACATGATGGTGGTTTATCTTCTTTCTTATATGCTAAAGGTGGTGTAGATTCCACTAGTGGTGGAAGTGATGATAGTACTGGGGCAGGTGCAATTATTTTTAATTTTAATTCTCACAATATAGATTTACAAGTTAAAGGTTTAACAATGGCTCATTTAATTTATGCTGATGCTAGTCAAGACAAAGTAGGTATAGGGATTAATACACCTAAAAACATTTTACAAGTTAATCATACGGGTGCAGATGGTAATGATGGAATACAAATTATTAGAGATGATGCTACAACTGCTGATGGGGATTTATTGGGTGGGATAGGTTTTGATTCAGATGATGGTAATGTTCCAAGCAGTATCACTGAAGCCTCTGCCTTTATTGCTTCGTATGCAACACAAAACCACACCAGTACTGAAAAAGGAGGTAATCTTAAATTTGGAGTATCTTTAATTGATGATAATGATGATACTGCTTCTACTGTTGTAGCAAATGTAGGGCAACCCGATACTATTTCCGCTTCAGCAGGTGCGGACCCAACAACTCATGCTGGATTGAATTCAAGAGTAACTACTGTTGTTTTAGGTAATGGAACTTATGCTCCTACACTAACAGACTCGGGAATAGTCGTTGTATTCACTCATGCTAACTCTACTCTCACTTTACCTAGTATCGCTTCGGGTGTAGCCGATAGAGATAAGATAGGAGTGCAATTTACTGTATTTAATGAAACTGGAAGTGACATAGATGACCAAGTTAATGTAAGTGGTTCAGCAACTTATAACGGAACAGCAGAAGGGTCTACTACTCTTGACAATATAGCCTCTTATAAAGCCAAAACTTTTGTTTGCACAGGCACAGATAAGTGGATAGTAATTGGGTGATTAATTGGGATTCCACTGGCGATTCGGAGTTGTGCAAAGTGGTGTTGCTTCTGTTACTGCGGGATTAGGTATAGACGACACATCCCCTACTAGTTATGAAACAAGTAACCTTCCCGGTACAGGAGATACAGTAACAGTTACTAATTCATCTAGTGGTGCTACTACTGTAACTTATGCTTTTAGTAATAGTGATGATGATAATGATGTTTTAACAAGAAGTAATGCACTTGGGGGCGCAACCCCTGCATTTATAGCATGGAAGGGTAATTCTAATATTATGAGTGGTTCAGACGTATCAGTAAGTTCAGGAGTTGTTACTGAATCAGGAACTTGGTATTTTAAAGCGGAAGTAAATCAAACAGGTACAGATACAATAACTTTAACTCAAACTTGTGATGGTTCAGCAACTGCTAGTGTTACATTCGATGTACAAGAACCCTGATTACCTAGTGTTTCTTAAACCATTACTAAAATCTTGAAGTAGAAGTTCAGCATCTTCCTCTTCAAAAATTGTTAAATCATTCATACTTCTAAAAGTAACATACCAACCATATGAAAGAATACATATGAACCCAATTAAACTCGCCATAAATAAAGTAGACATAAGCGGCGCAATAAGGTGCGAAAAATAAACTTATCTCTTAAGTTGCATCGTTATACCCACAAATGTTCACATAATCGGCATTGCCAAATGTGTATTTTGCCACCATTCCCAATATATTTACCCACTAATCGTAAGGCTATAGTTTCCTTACTACAAGCAGGACAAACTCTTTTTAATGGCATTAATAGTTACCTTCTCTTCCTTTCTTTTGGTCTTTCATTAATTTTTGCATATAATCTTCTATATTTTGCTCGTCAACTTCTGAACTTCCAAAAGCCGCAAAGAATAATAGAGTTATGATTACCAAAAATGTTAACCAAGCAAATACTTCTCCTGTATCCATTACCAGTCCACCTCCATTTCGACTATTTCTTCTTTATCTATGCTAAATCCTTTTATGATACCCTCTTGACCATGTTTCCATAAATCATAAACTAGTTTAGAATCTTTTAAACAATAATCAATTACTGTATCATATTCCCCTTGCTTCCATAATACGGGAGCCATTTCACTATCTAAAGATTTCTTCTCTCCTAATGTATTATCAACAAGGTTTTGCAATCTAAATCTTTCACCAAACTGCTTTTGTAATATTCTACTAGTGTCTATATATCTTTTCTGCTGTAAATATTTACGGATGCAATATATATCCATTGAGTTTTTCAAAACGGGTAGGTCAAATCCGGCAATATTATGCCCTAGTAAAATTCCGCCTTTTTCAAAAAAATTATCTAAATCATATTTTAACTCAGATAAGGGTAAAATCTCTTTACCACTTTTAGTTACTTGGTCGGTTAAATCTTCATCAATGTAAATTTTAGCAATATCTCCATCCCAAGTAGTTACAGTAGATACTTGGAACATGTGAGTATTATTCCACCCACCAATTTCATGCGATAGATTTTTTGTTTCTATATCAATCGCCATAACATTATTTGACATTACCTTCACTCCAAAGATTTAGCAATTCATTTTGTGCCTCTTCTTCTTTTTCAGGGTTTTGGACAACTGTTCCTTTCTTAAGGAAGCAACATAGTTGCTTACCCATAATGCTGATTACAGAACATAGTTCCCATCCTTCTAAACCAAGGTTGTTCAAATTCTCTTTTATGGCTTTAGGGCCATCACTTACATCAAATAACACGAAATCGTGTTCCCACTTTACATTACTCATTTTTTCTCCTCCTTTAATTTTAACGCTAGATTTTTACCAGTACCTTCCATTTCAAAGATTCTTTCTCTTTCTTTTTGCATTACTCTATAAGCCATTGCCCTTTTTAATTCACTAACTCTTATAAATTCCTTCACTATTAATGCATTATGTATGAATCCTCGCTCATCACTATGTTTCTCCTTTAGATTATTATATGCGGTAGTCATATGTGCTAGATTTTGAGTCTGCTTGTCAGCCTCCACGTTAGGACTTGTCTTAAGTGCTTCGTCAATCCAGTCAGTGATGCTTTCATAAGACTTTTCCATTAAAGACCTTGCTTGATGCATATTGTGCCTAGTTACAATCCACTTATGTTCTTCCTTTCTATGTGGGGTTTCAATAGCCGCTATCATATATGCTAAAATTAATTCATATTGTATAGTATTAATCATAAATGAATATACTACTTCCCTAATAATAGGGGGATGGTTTTCAATATATTTCTCCATTTTCTGTCTAGATAACTTCCAAACATCCTTAATACCTTGACCTAATGTAAACACTTTATTTGGGTTACGACCTACTTTTTTCCATCTATTCATTACAGTTCTGTATAGTGTCAACAAATTAGTAACATGTTTATCTATAGGCACTTGTATATTTTCTTCTATACCTAACCCATCTTGGAATTCATCATACATTTCCCTTCTCTTATATTCAGGAACTTCTCTAACAAAAACAACTGCTCTTTGCAATGCCCCCGTATTAACTATAATTTTCATAAACCCTTTAGGCACATAAGAAGTAGCATATAGAGTTCTTTGGCAATCACATTCAAATGTTTTTTCTGAATCTGATAATTTTCTCCTTATTTTGTAAGAGTCACTATCTAAACCATTCATAAATCTTTGAAGAATCATCATCATTTCTTCTTTATGTTTACTTTGAGTAAAGATACCACTTTGTTCAAATTCATCCCAATGGGCAATACCACTACCTTGTAAACCACCTCTAATAACTCGATATGCTTCTTCCGGTGGGTGATTATTAGGGTCAAATAGTGGATTCGGTCTAATAGTACCCATTAATGCAGAATCTGTAGTACTTTCAATGGAAAATGTATCAAAATTCCAAGTATCATCTAGTATTCTACGATGAGAATAAGAAACATCAAAAGTAGAGTTAGCATCTATGTCAGATAAAGACTCTTCACCATTTTTATCAATCAATTTCATCTTCTGAACAGTTTGGTTATCTTCAAGAACTTCAAAAGTTTGACAAAAATCAGCATCTAACAGGTTTAAATCGTTTATTCCCGAATAAACCTTCTCCATTATACTGTTTAAGTATTTCCAAACCGCAGTTTTACCTGTTCTTGCTGTTTGTAACCATATAAAATGAAATCTTGGGTCTAATCTAATACCTCTAATGGGTATTCTTATAAAATTTTTCAGAATTTGACCTAAAAGTACAAAATAAGTGAAACTCAATGCTAAATCATTACCAATACTAAATAAATTACCATCTTTAACATATTCTTGTACTTCTTTGGGTAAATCATAACTTTCTTCTAATGTATTTTCAAATTCTTCATATTTTTCTTCTCTCAATTTATCTTCTAAATTAAATTCCTCTTTTTCTTCCTTTATACTGTTAAACATATCGCTTAGCATTCTTTCTCGCTCTTCTTCTATCATTCTCATCTCGTCTTCATTCATTGTTTCACCTCTTGTTCTGCATTTAATGCAGTTATTAGTCTATTTGCAACTACACTACCAAAACCTTCCATTTTAGATATTGAATTTATATCGTGTTCCCCTATTTCCATAATTGAACCAAATTCTTTGAGTAACTGTTTAGCCTTTTTAGCACTAACCCCTTTTACTAAAGATAACATATCTACTCTTAAATCACCAGTAGCGATTCTTCTAGGTATGCTTGGGGTAATTACACTTCTTTCTACTGGGGCCATTTTTGCTAATGTTACTAATTGATTAGCGGCATCTCTACATTTAGGAGCCCAAATAATTTCCACATCATAATCTAATCTTATACGCCCTATAGCCCCATGAAATTTATTTGTTAAAATTTGAATCTTTGCTTTTCTAGGTGTCCTATCATTTACATAATCCATATAATCCATAGCCTCATCTACAGTACCATGTATTACCAAAAAATTCTTTTCAAAACACCTATCCATATTATCTAATTGTGTCCAAATTCTTTTGTTAATTACTGAGGCTAAAAAGTCAGTTGAACTTTTAACTTCAAAACAAACTTTACCAATAACATAATCACCAACTTCGATACGTTGATTTTTTATTGGGACATTAAATTTAGCGGCTCTATCAACTACACATTTGTAAAAATTTGACCTTTCTCTATCATCTATTATTAACTCCATAACGCACCAACTCTATTAAATTCCATATTCCTAATAATACTACAACTCCGCAAAAAATTCCTAAACAACAAATAAGTCCTGTATCAATATACGATAGACTCAATTCCTCCTTCATGTGCGCTCGGATAACGCCAACACTTACCGACACAATATCCTTGTGGGATAAGTTTGCTCAAACAGCCCGGCGCAGAGTATTGTCCATCAACAATCCCTCTAACATACCTTCTAGTTTTACGCTCATCCCAATCTAACCAAACATCCTCATGAGAAACAATTTCTTTCAATGCACCCATTATAGTTTCTACTGCTGTTGGTTTATCTTTTTCTTGTATGTGTTTTTTCTCACCGATACCTTCTCCGGCCAATAAACTTCTCCACCATTGTATTAAATATACTCTTGATTCATGAGTTGGATTTTCTACCATAATTGCATTATATAAACAAGGTAACATTGGTAATTTACAAATATTTTCAACTTTAGCAACCTCAACGGGTGCAAGGGATATAGGTAAAACACTAGGCCATTCAACTAAGGTTTCACCATAAGTATACCTTTCTTTAATTCTAGGTTTTTGAGCCTCTTGTAAAATATGATTTAACCCTTCATTTAAATCATCAAGGGATAATGGAATAACATAATAATAATTTTCACTACTTAGATTTACAGTATTTGCAATTCTCCTTAAACCATTTGTCTTTATTCCTGCTCTATCTAATGTAGTTCCATTCTTAGTAGGTAATGGTTTTTCTCTAGCATTCTTACAAACATCCACCATTTGATAATAGAAAGTTTGTATCTGTCTAATATCTCTAGCAGGTAATCCATATACATGAATATGAAAACCTTTACCACTAAACAACATATCAAATTTATAATTATTGGACATTAAATATTTTGAAACATTACACATATCTTCAAAGGACCATGACATCGGATTACCATGCGAATCGAAATCTAGAAACGCTCTGTCTAAAATAACAGAAGTTTCATCAGGAATATTTGCTTCCCCATCTTTATATCTATATCTTTCAAAATCATATATTGTAGTGTAGCAGTTCATTTTGTTGTTATATTTCTTAATCAAATTAATATATTCCCTTTGATTGTTAACAATCTTTCTAGGGAAACCAATTTGGTTATCGAAATGAGAACCAACCCAAACTGCTCTAGGGAAATTCATCCTCTTGTCACCCTAACATTACCGTACCTAGTAGGGACAGAAGTGTTTCCTTTTAATTTAGATAAATCGTCAAGTGTTTTATTTTCAACAACTTCTTCTACTTCTTCTACTTCTTCTACTTGTTCCTCTACTACTTCTTCTTCTTTAGCCATAGGTGGAGGTGGTAATTCTACCTCCTCTTTTATTTCTAATTCAGTAGATGCAAACTTAACTTTAGCATCTTCAAATTTTATTTTAAAGGCATCCATTACTTTCACACATAATTCTTTTTTAACTAGTTTTTCAAAAACACTCCCAAAGAATTCACCATCTGCTGTTATCTTTTCTTCCCATACCAAAGATAATTTTTCAGCATAAGTTAATCCTTCATATACTTCTTGTGCTACATTTTCAGATACTTGTTTTAATTGTAAAAGTTCTGAAAACTTCCAGTCTGTTTCTTCTATTCTTTTCTCTATCTTTTCATTTACCATATTACCAGTCCTCCTGTAGTTGGAAATTAATCGCTGCATCACATATACCCATAAAACTACAATACACGCATTTACGATAATAATAATCCGCAGGGAATAAATTTTCCTCATACGAATGTATCATTTGTGCGAATTTTTTAGGTAATGTTGATTGCGAAGCCCTCTTACATTCTTCAACATAAGTGTAATTACTTTCAGGATAAAACCAACCCCAATGAGTTATTGGGATGTCAGGGTCTAACCCAACTTCTCTAATTACTTCAGGTTCGCAAGATTCATATAGTAATTTATAATAGGCCATTTCTTTACGCATACTAGATAACTTACGTTCTTTCCACAAACCTGTTTTTAATTCCATTAATACATAGCCACCATTTTCTAAAAATATCCTATCTATAATACCTTGAAGATGCACTTTGTAATTATTTCTTAATGGGTATTTAGCATTGGCCGCCGCAGGTATTGTAATCTTAGCATCTAATTTTATTTCATTACCCGCAGGTACAAATTTATCTAAAGTACCTGAGTTTCTATCATCCATAAATCTTTGAGTTTCAAACGAGATAATAGAATCATACACTTGGAAATAATCATCAATTGGGAACAGGGTAGTAAAATAATCTATCAACTCACTTTCACTCATATTTTCAGCAACATCTACTTCCACTATATCATAGAATTTTTCATAACCATCGTGAACAGCACTACCTTTCAATAAGGCATCTGTCATATCAGTTGGTCGCCTATCAATATATTGAAATTCATATTGTTTCTTACACCATTCATAACAATTCATACTAGATTTAGTAATCTTCAAAAGTGGTTGTTCAGGGTCATTTACCCAATCAGCATTCCACTGGTAGGTGAATTCATCATCCGGTTTTGGCGTAGGTCTAACCCAATTATCCATCTTCTTTCCCCCATGTATCTATATTCAATAGTACCTGTTTTTGTAAAAAGGCTTCTATTCTCGCTAATCTTTTTTCTAACTTAGAGACTCTTATTCTTAAAGTCTGTATTTCTGTATCTTTTTTCTTAAACATTAAAACCACTCCTCTAAACTTCTTTGATTTTTATCAACTTTGGCTTTAGATATATCCCAACGCATTGCATCAAAAATAGGCTCTGCTTTCTGTAAAACTAGGTTAGCATAGTAATCCCAGTCAGGAATAAAGGCATCTGAAATTTCGCCTAATTCCTTAAAAGAAACATATGTTGCCTTCTTAGATTCACCATTAGGATACCTAATATATTGCTCTCCTGTAATTGACTTACATTTAAAATATAAATAAGAATCTGATATTGGGTCATGTGGATTAATGTGTTGATTATAATATAATGCTCCTGCTACTCCCCCTGCAAAAGTTTTGTATTTGAAAATATCTTGTCTCAATCTAGACCTACTGATAATATCACCAACTGAAACATTACCGTATTTTATATCATTATATTTTTCTTTAAGATAAGATATTATTTCAGAATGTGTTTTTTGTTCTACCCACATTTTGATAACTTTTTCTTGCACCTCTCTTGCTATTGGCACTAGGCCGATTCTTTTCATCTCAAAACCTGTTACTACAAATTCAGGCTCAGATAAGAAATACCCATCTTTCCATGAAATGTATCCGGCGTTTCTATTCTTAACATTACCAATACCCAAACTTGAATAAAATTTCTCAAATTCTAAAGTTACTGGATGTTTATCTAGAAGTAGGTTAGGGAAGATAGAACGTATATGTTCATTTAATTCCTCACATAAATCTTCTGCGCTCTCTATTGATTTAACAGGGACATAGATAGAATCAGTGTGTGCGTAAACTACTTTCATGTTTTCACTCTCCATCTTTTTTCTTGCCATTCTGATTCCCACATTACTACCAAGTTATAACCCGCATCTCGTAATATATTTTCTCTTTGGATTGTATCTTCGTATAATTCCCCCATAGTTTTATTATTTGTTTTATTTATTTCATCTGGTGAATATATGTTAGGATTACCATGCCAGTAATCCCCATGAAATTCGTAAATAGTATTAGTTTCTTTACAATAACCATCTGCATAAAAATCACCATGTTGGGTTTTTATTTGTAATTGGCCTGTGTTTCTATCATGGTGAATGAATATATTTTCTTTTTTCATTATACTTTCTAACCAAGATATTTCTACATTGGAACTTTTTCCTTTTTCTTTACCTATATGATAAGATTTGGCTTCCCCTTTATACCCATTTATCCAAGATTCTTTTCTCCATAAAACTACAGCATACTTATCATCTATTTTGAGAGGATTATACTCAGCATATTTTTGTAAATCTTTAATATAATAAGTAGACATGGTTCCTCTACGATAATGCGCCGACATTTTTGAATTACTAAAATTAGGATAAATATACATTATTCTATCTGTACCCCATGTATAACTAGTTGATTGTATTTTTGATTTTTTAATTCTACCTTTCTCGATTTTTTTTATTGTTTTAGGAACCTTTCTTTTTTTTAATGTTCCTCTTAATTCAGGATTAGAATATGCTCCTATCAATTTAAAAGCCATTGACCAAATATGTTTTAAATTGGTTTCATCATTTAACACCCAGTTATATTGTTCAAAAGTATTTTCTTCATCATAATCTATACCACCTCCAAGAAGGGCAGTTTCTAAGATACGGGAAATTGCAAAGGCTGAATCAGAAACTTTAACATTCATCCCCCATCCTAATATTTGATTAGCCCTTAATACATTTTTTTCTTCTTGGTATTTGGTTACTTCAAAATCTTTAAAAATGGAATTTATAGTTTCATCACTAATATTATCCGGTATTTTTTCCTTTTCTAACATATAAGTAAATGTAGGGTTATCAATATTATCCTTAGCAGATAATATTATTCCCCTTTCAGTGGTATAAATAAATACATCTAAATTATCATTTTCATCAAAACTTCTAGAAGTTCCATTACTATAATTTAAAAGTTTAATTGCTTTTTTACTAAAAGAGAAAACTACACCTTTACTTAATAATGGGTTTTTCAAAAAGAAATCTTTAGATAATTTATACTTAATGTTTTCTAATCTAGGTATTTCAGATTGTTTCACATTAATAGTAATACAACCTTTTTCTTCTAAAACCTTTTTAACATGACATATTTGAGCGTCAAGACTAAAATCCATCAACCTTAATATATCCGCATCACTTTCACTCCATAAATAACAAATTTTAAATTTATCATCTATTAATAAATTAGTTTTAAATTCATTAACAAACATTTCCATTTTAGGTGGAATAGATATCACACTAATTTCAAATTCATCTCCCCACATTTCAACATCTAATCCATCTATTTCCTCTGATTTTACAGTATAGAATTCAGAAGTAGGTTTTAATTGAAGGTAGTCTATTGGTTGGACTGTTAATTGGTTATGTTTTTTTATAAAATAATTTTTCATAGTAGGTGTAATTTTTATTAGAAGATTCTCTTTTACAAATATATATTTTAAATTAGATAGCGGGGTGAATTTTTTATTTCCTGTTAAACTTTCAAAACTATTTAAACTAAAATTTTCCCAATTATCCGTGTGGTAAGGATTGAAATCTTTAGGTGGGGGAGATAATATTTTCCTTTTACCATTTATCTTAAATTGTTCTGTAAATAAATCATTAATCATTTTATCCTCTCCCACAACTTCTTCCCATCCAACATACCAACTTCTTCAAACTTACCGGAGAATTTGAAATAATGAGAGATAGCACTTTGTTTTGGTAAATATAAGGTAGTTTGATTTTTACTTTCACA